GACGATCAATTGCGGGAAATACACACTATTCTATCAGATGTAACCGTTTCGGAGCTGTCAGAAGCAAACGAGGCGGTTAAAAAAAAAATAGAGGGTGAGATGTCGGTGTACTTCCCGACAATGGGCGATAGTCCTCAGATTAAAGAGTACTACGATCTGAAATTGCAACTACTAACCGCAATGTTAGATCAAACAGCGAACGGGACGGATAGAGGCGAGGAAATTCAGTCATTGACCGATCAACTGACAGTATACTATCCGCCTCGCTGCTTTCAAGGTGAGAAATCGGTAGAGATACAGTCAGATAAAGAGTTTGCGGAAATGTGCCTGCTAATCACAAAGGAGATGCACCTAAATGCAAAGGATATGACCGTATTTGATTTCTACTCAGCATTCGAGATGATTAAAAGACAAAGTAAAAAAGCTAAAAAGTAAATTATATGGCAAACGATGTTAAAGGAATAAAATATAGCGATCTGATACAACCGGATAACAGCATATCAGAGGCGGTTAAGCAATTGGAGCAACTGCAAAAGCTATATGAAACGATGTTAAAGCGCATTGAAGAAGGTGCGAAAGGACTGCAAAAGCCACTCAGTGAGGGAGGCGGAGCGACTGAGGAAGGGCGCAAGAAGATTGATGCTTATGAAAAGCAGGTGAGATCACTTGCAAAGGCGGAAGAAGATTTAAAGTTGGCTATGACGGACACCTCTAAGGAGATAGCCGTATTAAAGCAGCAACAGACAGACCAAACAAGGCTGAACAAGTTGCAAGCGAAGCTAAACAATTCTATGGCGGGGAGCTACAATGCCCTGTCCGCACAATACGAGCTAAACAAGATTAAGATGAACAATCTTTCGCAGTCGTATTTAGAGAACACGGAAGCAGGCAAGCGACTTGTTAAGCAAACAGCTGAGATATACGCGGCGATGGATAAGTACCAAAAGAGCACCGGAAAACACACTCTCAGCGTGGGTAATTACAAGCAAGCGTTTGACGGTTTAGGTTTCTCAGTGTCACAGGTTGCGAGAGAGTTGCCATCACTTGCCATCAGTGCTAACACCTTCTTCCTCGCTATCTCCAATAACATCCCGATGGTTATAGACGAGATACAGAAGTTGAGGGCTGCAAATGAAGCGGCTGCAAAAGCAGGTGAGGCGCAAGTAAGTATAACCGGTAAACTTATTAAGGCGATGTTTTCGTTTAACACAGTCATGGTACTTGTGCTTACTGCATTCTCGATTTGGGGTAAGGATATAACCAACTGGATAGGCAGCCTATTCACCGGAAAGAAGCGGGTAGAGAACTTAACGGGTAGCCTTAAACATATGGCTGATGCTATGCAAAACGCGCGATTAGAAACTGCAAAGGAGACGGTTAAATTGAACGTTCTGTATAAGACTGCCACCAACAACGCCAAATCTACAACCGAACGTACGAAAGCGGTTAAGGCATTGAAAAGAGAGTACCCAGAGTATTTCAAGAACCTCAGCGATGAAGAAATCAAGTTAGGGAAAGCGTCTAAAGCGTATAAAGAGGCAACGAAGGCTATTACTGAAAATGCAAAGGCACGTGCGGCACTTGATAAGATTACAGAACTGCAAAAAGAGTTTATAGATACAGATCAAAAGAGGATCGGTCTATTGACGAAGCAAGTACAGGCGCAGGGCGAACTCGCAAAAGCGGAGCAATACACCGCAAAGGTATCGTCTACTATAACAGCAACGTCTACACAGGCAGCGAGTCAATATTATGCAGCGACAGCGAGCAATGTTAATAAACTCAAAGATAATATTAAGGATTACGGAGATGAAGCGGAGAAACTTGCTAAGAGGCAGAATATCTTAACCAAGTCAATGGAGAATCTTACTAAACTCGTTAGTGTTGATTCGGTGACCGGAAAGGACACTACTAAGGAAAGCAAGAAGAAAGAGTTTGATCTACTGAAAGTGTATGAAGAAAGTCGTGTTGCTCTGATTACGGACGCCCGAAAGAAAGAAGAAGCTGAGATAAGAGAGGCAGCGAGGGCGGAACTCTCTAAACTTCAAAAGGATACAACGGAAAAGCAAAGAGCTACACAGCAGTATGCGGATACCGTTTATAACATAGAGGCAAAACTACGTAGGGACTTGGAAAGGTTGCGTGAAAAATGGGACTTGGAGGATTTGCAGAAAGCGCATGACTTTATGAACGAACGTCTGAGGGCTGTGCGTGCCGGTACTGGGGAAGAATTGCTATTGCAAACCTACTTGCTTGAAAACGAACGGAAACAAGATGAACTACGCATTAAACAGTCAACGGACACAGAAGCGGTAAAGAACGAACGTCTTTTGATATTGCAGCGTGCGTATCAATTAGCGTCTATCAAGCTACGGGAGGATTTTACTAAGAGCCAGAATGAAAATATAATATCCCGTTCTGTATTCCGTTTGCAGCAGGAACAACAAGCGAGCGAAGCCGAATTTAACATTGTTCAACGATCAGCTAAAGAGCAGGAAGTTTTCCGGTTGAAGGCAGAGCGGCAGAAGTGGGAGCAAATATTGGAGCTAACACGATTGTACGGGTCTCAGATTACGGGATACGAGATTAAGACGGTTGAGGACACTATCGCAGGTATAGACAACGCTATCAAACAAAAAGCGTCCGGTTGGGATTCTGAACAAGGTGTATTTGGGAACCTGTTTGATTTGATGTTCGGAGGTGCGTTCGGTGACAAGGGCGGTAAGTCCGGCAAAGAGCGTTCAGAGGAATTTAAGCAGTCCATTGCAGACGCTTCGGAGTACGCAATAGAGAATCTTAAGAGCGTGGCACAAGCAAGGGTAGAGGCTGCTGAGAAAGCTGTACAGGCAGCCGAAAAGGAAGTGTCAGCACGTCAAAAGGTACTGGACGCTGAGATACAAGCGAGGGCGAACGGATACGCCAACAACGTAGCAACCGCACAAAAAGAACTTGATTTCGCACGCAAGCAGCAAGAAAAGGCTCTGAGGGATAAGAAGAAGGCACAGAAACAGCAAGAACGCATAGATACGCTTATGCAGGCAAGTTCTTTGGTGACTGCAACGGCTAACTTGTGGAAAGATTTAGGACTTGCTGCTATTCCTGCAATCGCTCTTATGTGGGGCTCTTTTGCTTTTGCTAAGATCAAAGCCTCTCAGTTATCTAAGGCCTCAGATCAGACGGAGGAATACGGTGACGGTACGGTAGAAATGATTGATTACGGAGGCTCACACGCTTCGGGCAATGACGTTGATTTAGGCACAACAAAGGACGGCAAACGTAGACGTGTAGAACGTGGTGAGTATTTTGCAGTTATTAACAAACGATCTTCGCAACGCTATCGTAGATTAGTGCCTGACTTGATTAATTCACTGAATAAAGGTACTTTTGAACAGAAGTACCTAAACGCCTATTCTGGTGCTGATGAAGTTACGAATATTATGCAGGGAGGCAACGTAGATTTGTCTAATGTTGAACGTGATTTGAAGTCAATCAAGGAGAGTGCCGGACACAAGTTTATAACCGGAGCGGACGGTACGATAATTGAGGTGAAAGGAAATGTTAAACGTATAATCAAAACGAAATGAATGTAAAGGATTTGAGGTTTAAAATCGGGGGTGTGATTGTACACCCCCTTTACACAGAACTAAAGAGAAAGTTCGGCAAAGAGAATCAACAGGAGTTTTTCAGAGAGACAATAGAAGGTAGTTTAACTTTTGTCGGTGCGGACTATTTGTTAATAAAGAATAAGAGCATTGAGGATGTTATCTACATGACTATCGAACAAAAGGACAAAGGACAGACGGATGCGCAATACACTGTAATCTATGAAGCGTATTTCAGTAAGACTGATTGCGAGATAGATAACGACAATCGGAGTTGCAAGGTTAAGTTATCACCTAAAGATGCTTATTCCGGAATAATGAAGAACATTGAGAATAAGTATGACTTAATTAAACTCTCGCCTGCATTAACGCAGATCGGAGTGTATAAACGTCCGCTTGTGCAGGTGTATATAGCAGGAGCCGGAACAATATCTAACTACCTTGCAGGGACCCAGTATGAAACGGATGTGTATAACGTAGTTACAGACAATAACGAGTTGATTAACGAACATCACTTTGCTTTCTTCGCTGCATATAACGAGGTTGAAGTAAAGGCGGTCCCCTATCAATCGTTTAACGGCAAATACTACGGAAAGAACGGTATATACACGAAGTTGGACGGGAATTACTCAATTAAATGGAGTTATAGCGAGGGTCTTAATATCGGTTACCTATCTCTTGAAAATAGGGACGGTGTAATACTGTACAGATCGCAAAAAATCACATGGAAGGATAAGAGCTATTTCTACATAGATGTTTCTGAAATTACGTTTGAAAGGGTAGTAAACGAACCTACATTCCCTCAGTCCTTCGGTGGAAACTCGGTATTGCTTCAAAAGGTATTTCAACGGTTGCTGTTAGACCTTCCGGAGTTTGACGGTAAACCAACAGGGAGGTTATCGTCCGAAGATGTTTACCCGACAAATAGTAATTACCTGTATGCCGCACCGCTTGTGGGAAACTATTTTTATACGTCTACAAAGGTACAGGAGGTCCCCACGGAATATGGCGTAAACGATGAAGGCAAATACTTTGTAGATAACTTTCTCCCTGCCGTTGTGGGCGCAGGTAAACTGTATCCGGTGTGTCGGTCAAGGTGGGGGAATATGTCTATTTGGTTTGAGTATGATCTATCTTACAATGCTTTGGAAGAACGTGCGAGAAAGAAGTATGTGTTAAGACACTCTTTTTCGATAAGTGACGCAATAAAGACGCTACTCACACAGGTAGACCCGACGTTGCATCACGAAGCCACGGAGGAATATTCACGCTTCTTATACGGAACATCAAAACCGTTAACCGGTGCGCCTTTCAGAGTCTTTATTACACCGAAAAGCAATATTCTAAAGGGTGAATACGATCAGCCTGCAAAGAAGGCAGAAACGACACTCAGCGACATATTTAAAATGCTACGTGACACAATGAAGCTATATTGGTTTATAGACGGTGATAAACTGAGGATAGAGCACATATCATACTTCATGTCTGGAGGCTCTTATACGGGTACTGGTACGGTTGGCATAGACTTAACTAAGCTAAGGTATGCGAAAAGTGGGCAACTATTCACATTTAAGACTAACACGCTTAAGTATGATAAAACAGATCTGCCGTCACGCTTTGAGTTTTCATGGATGGACGATACTACAAATACATTCGCAGGTTTCCCCATTGATGTAAAGTCAAACTATGTACAGGAGGGGAAGAAAGAGGATATTCGAGTAGCTAACTTTTCATCAGACGTGGATTATATGCTACTATCACCGGGCGACTTTTCCTCAGATGGTTTTGCGTTGCTTGGTGCGGTTCAAAAGTCCGGCAAATGGGAACTTCCGTTTGTTACGGTGCCGTTGACGGATAAGTCGGGTAACAACTACACCGTTACGCCTCAGAACGGGTACATGTCGTTCTTGCATCTCGTTAAGTACTACATGTACGATATGCCAGCCGCTAACATTGAACACGAAGGAGATAAAACGGTGACTGTACAACGGCTGAGGCGGAGCATGACGCAAGATTTGTCTTTCACCTACGACACAACGCCCGATCCGATCAAGCTAATGACTACCGATGTCGGAAACGGGAAGCCTCTAACCATGACTGAGGACTTGACTACCCGTGAAATAACCGTTTCACTCACATATACCCCCTCTTAATAGGGGGTATTTTTGTATATTTGCCCAATAATCAAATTTTTATAAACATGAATACATTCAACAACTTTAGTCCATTAGCTTTCAGAGAGAAAAGCATGAAGGCTACGTATAAAAAATGGTACGCTTATGGTAAAGAGTTTGCTTTGCCGTTTAGTACAACCGAATTACCACCGTTTCAGTTTACAGTTGCCAGTCTGCCATCATTTGACCCTACTACGGTAGAGGTGTTCCTCGTGGATGAAGCAACCGGAACGAGAGTCATAACTGGTATCAAAATAAAAGTTGATACGATGGACGAACATAACTCAGTTTTATACGTATCACCCGGGAGCAATGTGTATGCTAAATCAGTAGAGCCGGGTGTATATCGTGCTGAGTTTACTATTCCCGAAGGTGAAACATACGTATCCACGCCTATTTGCGTAACGGAAGGCATAGAAACTAATACCAACTTCGTTAAATTGGAGTACTGGAATGATGAAAAGTTGGCATATCCTAATGGCTTCGTTACAACTGGTACGGATAATGATTTCAAGTTTCAGATGTATATCCCGACTACTTTCTTTAAACCGAAATACGAGTTCGAGGAAGAAATAACAAAGAGAGCAGGCTATAAGTTTCTCGAATTGCAGACTTGCAACAAGGTGTTCGGATTCAACTTCCTCGCGCCGGAATACATTTGCGATGCGCTTCGTTTAGTGCGTCTGTCTGACTATATCCGTTTCGCCCATGACGGTGAGTATTACAACGCTCTGAACTTTGAGTACACCCCAGACTGGCAGGATAACGGCTATTTGGCTGCGATCGAATGTCAGTTTGAGACAGACACAATCATTCAGAAACTCCCTTCTTTTAATCGAAGAGATAGAGAGTCTTTTTATAATGCCCTACTTGCCGACATAGAAACGCCGATTTTGTTTAGTCCGGACACAGTAGGGCTGTATTACCGTGAATTTAAACAGGGAGAGCCGACAATCAAAGGTAAATTAATTCGGGAACTGTCGCCAATTGATCTGATAGACGAAAACACTACTATAGCCGTGGATATGGGTGCGGGTGAGGCACGCAAATTCAACCTTTACCGCATGTTGGAGGGGTACATCTCGAAGAACCACGAAGATGTAACGGAGTTCCTTTTATCCCTACGTGGAGGCGTGAATATCGGTACACCGAATACAAGCGGTGAGTATCCTGCAAGCGTAGACAGGGACGGGAACGCTAAGTTAAAGGACATACAGGGGAATGATGCGACGTTGAACAAAGTCACAGGGAAAGAAGCTACGTTTAAAACTGTGGAAACTGGCTTTTTAACTGTTAACAAGACTTCCGCAACAATTGACGGAATGGGTAATGCCAATGTAGCCGATTTAACTGCAAGAGGTGACTCTATGTTGCGCAGTGACGTGTATACAGGGTCAAAAAATGGCAGTCATACCGGAAAGATAACGAAAGAAGGACAGTTGCAGTATCTCTCAGCTATCATTTACGAGTTCCTTTCGTCTGAAACGTTTGTTCCCGGCTTCTTGGGTGAGGGCTTCAAAATATGGTTGGAAAACGGTAACTGGAATATCGAATGCGATAACCTAACCGTCCGCCAAACTATGAACATCTTTGAGTTGCTTATCCAAAAGATACGCAGCGTTAACGGGGCTATTGTCGTATCTCAGTCAAACGGAAAGGTTACAGCCGTTGAGGACACCGGAACGCAGTACAAAATCACGTTCGGAGAGGAATTTCCTACCTTCCAAGAAGGTGACTTGATACGCTGCCAGTCGTGGAGTAAGAACAACCTTAAATTCTACTGGGTAGAGGCAAAGACAGCCGCAGACGGTTATGTTCTTTGCGATAAGTCCGAGTTTAACAACGTTGTTCCGGCTGTTGGCGATGAAGTTGTGCAGATGGGTAACACGAAGAACGCGGAACGGCAAGCGTTGATTTATATCACAGCCCAGGAAAGCGGCAAGCCGTACATTGAGATTCTGAACGGTGTCAAGACAAAGAGTCTTACCGGGACAGACCGCACCCGTCTTGGCGATTTGTCTAACATTGTAGACCCCGATTTCACAGGTGAGGCGGCTGTGAAAGGGACCGGTTTCTATTCTACGAATGCTTTTTTGAAGGGTATCTTTGTATTGCGCAACGGTAAGCGTGTAGAGGACGAAATTAAGATTGCAAAGGACGCAGCCGATAAAGCGGCACAGGACGCAGCGAACGCAGCACAATCGGCACAGGAAGCCAAAGACAGGCTTAACAAATGGGCTGATGATGGATTTATCTCACCGACTGAGAAACCTGCATTGATTGACGAAGGGAAGCGCATTCAAGCGGAGTATCTGCAAATAAAAGCGAATGCGGACAAATACGGTGTTCTTGTAACTGAATACACAGAGGCGTATAACAACTATCTTAACGAACTACGTTATCACTCGGCCGCTACACCGGAGGATATTGCAGTACGTCCGGAACTGGCACAGACACAAACAATCTACTACGACAAACGTAACGGAGCGTTGAATGCTATTTCGGACGCCACTAAATCGTATGTAGATGAAGCGGATAAGAAACTGAAAGAGTATTTGGATACTGAGATAACTGCTATTCCCGGTAAGATTGAACTTGCTGTACGGAGCTTGAAGGTGGCTGATGTTAACTTATTGAAAGGTGCATATACCGAATTAAACGCTTTGGCGTATGCAATAGGTTATTATAGCTATGATGTTCCCGTAATAAATGGTAAGGAATATACGTTAACTGTATGTTATACTTTATCAGAAGCAAACACAAATTTCTCAGCATACGCAAATGGAGGTACAAATTATCTTTGTGATTTTAAGACTAAGGGTGATAAGGTTATTGAAAGTAAAAAGGTTACTATGGTAGGATATAAACCTACTGAGGGACTACATTTCTATCAGTATCCAAGAGGTACATATGGCTCAAAGGTACATTGGGCTGTTTTGACTGATGGTAATTTAGGTGTTACAAGTTGGATACCATCTGCAAGCGAGAAAAAGACTGGAATAAGAAATTTATTCCCACTCACAAGAATGATAAAAAGTGTAATATTTGACGCTGATTTTAACACTTTTAAAACTTCTAGTTGGGCTTCTATTATATATAACAACGAAGAAACTGTTAGTAGGTTTAAGCCAAACACACAGTATTATATAGGTTTTGATTATGAAATTTTATCCCTACCAACAATAGGTGGTGAGTATTATGATCATAAAATAGAGTTTGCTTTTTATAATGGTAGTTCAGTCGAAACGCTTGTGTTGGTATATCCTAATTTTGTTGTAGGGGAAAAAGGACATTGTTCAAATGTATTTGTAACTCCTTCTGATATGAGTAACTACACGATACTTTGTTATACTCTTTATGATTCGGGTAACATCGGTACTGTTAAATTTACAAATTTAACCGTTGTAGAGGGTGCAAATAGCGTTGGTTGGTCGCAAGCTCCTGAGGACGCTTTAACTGAGTCCATTAAGTACACTGATACTCAAATTTTGGCTATTGATGGCAAGATAGAACTTTCCGTCACCACTAAAGTTAATCAAATAGGCGTCGGTGGTGATAACTTAGTAAGATATTATTCTGACGAATTTGATTGTTATCCTCCGTACAATTCAATTCCAATTGTAAAGGATAGCTACGCAATTGAAACTACCTGGAATAATTCTAATACTTCAGGTACTTTAACTGTGAAAAATAAAAGGATAAAAAATGGTGAAATACCTAATTTTTGTTATAGATTTAGAATGCTAATAAATGGAGTTCCGGCTACGGAAGATAGAATTTATGATAAAAGACTAACCACGTATGCAGCGAGTGGGGAAATGTATTATGATGGAGACGGGAATTTCTATGGATTCGTAAAAGGAAATACAGACAGTTGGTTGATTCATACACCAACAACAGGTATGAAAGGCGGTGATGTTATTAGAATAGAGAATTTCATTGTAGCAAAAGGGACTGTGTGTCCCGGATTCTCCCCCGCATCTGCTGATATTAGCTTTCTTAACGAAAGGTTTACGCAATCAAAGATTGATATTGTTGAAGGTAAGATCGAATTAAAGGTTTCTTCAACAACGTATGAAGATGGCATTAAGAGAGTAGACAGTATATCAAGAATGTTGAGTAATGCCAAAATGCTTGACGGCTACACTGATGTTAATTTTTCAAATGGAACAAATGGTATAGGAAGCTATGATAATTCGGGTAGCGGTCAAGTTCATTTAGATGTAATAGATAACGATGAAGCTCCAAATAGCACTCACAAGGTTTTGCGTGTAAGGTCATCAGGCACAGCAACTAATCCTGGTGCAGGCGGTTTTACCTATACTGCCCCATCAGATAAAAACCGTGTTTTAATATTTAGATTTACCGCAAAATTAGAAGAGGGAAAACTAATTGAGTGGGCTTCAAATATAGCAGGAGAAGGATATACGGCTGAATGGTTAACGCCAAATTATGGTACCGGGAAATGGGAAGAATACATTTTAGCGTTTTACTGTGGTAGTAGTGGTGCGTTTTTACCGACTGGATACTTCTATATAGTCCAAAAAGGTGCATACGAAATGTTAATATCTTATGCGAGCGCGTTTTTGTATAACGGAGATAACGCTTTTGTCGGTAAAAAAACGTATGAAACAAAGATCACCCAGTTAGACCAGTCAATTTCACTTAAAGCGTCACAGTCCGATCTAAGTGCTACAACCGAAAGAGTTAGACAGGCTGAGATTAAACTTGATTCCACAAGCATTAAACTTGGTGTTGTTGAAGGTACTGCCAAAAGTGCAAATACTGCCGCAGGCAATGCACAAAGTACCGCTAATGCAGCTAACAGTTTGGCGGGCACTGCAAACAGCAAAGCGGACGCAACGAATAACGGACTTGTGGTTACTGGGATAGATATAACTTCCAAAAAAATAGTATTGAAGTCTGACAACGTCCTCTTTCAGAACAACGCAGGTCAGCAAACAGCCGCACTGAATGCAAATGGTCGCTTGACTGCTGATGTGATTGAGGCTGGTGAGGTTGTTGCGAATGGTTTTGCTGCGCAGAGAATAACAACTGGAAACTTGACTGTGACAGATGGTGCGGTGATTGCGGGAATGACTATTACAGGAGGTGTTCTTACAGGTAAGAATATAAATATTACAGATGGCGCAAGAATAGGTAATTTTATTATCTCAAGCGGTATATTTTCCGCACAAGGAGTTCCGGCAGGTATACAAATGACTCTAGCGGGCAATGCCGCTACTTTTGATAGTAGTGGAGTACGCGTAGAAAACAATTCGGGCAGCTATGCGTTGACTACTACGGGCAAAGGAAAAATATTCTTAACAGGGTCCAATTTTTGGGTCCAGTGTAAGGACGTTGATTTTATGGGTGCTCAAACATGGAAAGCCCCCGGTGTTTTTTACGCATGTACGATTTTGGCAAACGGAGCAATTGGTAAAACATGGGGGAACCCTGACTTTCACATAAAAAAAGTAACTAGAAACTCAGCAGGGAGATATACTGTTGAAACTACCGGTTCGAATGGAGATTACTTTGTTATGATTACAGGGTATAATGTTACTTTATGGCTCAGTACAACAGTAGAACCATACTCCGAAGGGCGGTTTACGTACAAAGTATTCGATGTAAATAAAGGCATGACTGACAGCGCAGTTATTATTTATTTTTGTGGCATGGTTATGTAGTTTAGTGTTTTAATTGACGGTAAGTTGGTTTTATCCTTCTTACCGTTTACCTTTGTAGCAAATAATTTATTCATTCACAATTAAATATCAATTTTTATGGCAACAAAAGAAGCTATTTTTGATTTGGAGAGCGTTAAGTACTCGAAAGAAACACAGATTTTGGACTATAGTTTTGAAACGGCAAACGGGCTGTTTAAAGGTCAGATTACAATCGTACAGCAACCGGAGCAGGTAAGGCAGATTACACACTGTACATCTGAGGTGTCTGTTAAGGAGATGGTTCAAGTTCCGGGAACGGATAACACGCCTACCATGCAGGAACAATACGTAAAGTTGGGCACTTTGTCTATGTCGCAGGCCCGTTTTGAACTTAATCAATTCCCTGTACACGAAAAGACACCCGCTTTGTTGGGAGATTTTCAGAACTATATCTTTGCATTAACTAAACAATCAGAATAATGTCACAGGAACAAATTAGGCTGCTGATGGTATCCGCATGCAGCCCTATTCTTGCATTTTTGACACCTACGTCCGGATTCTTAACGGCACTTGTGTTTATGTTTGTCTTTAACATAATTTGCGGTATGCGTGCGGACGGTGTAAGCGTGTCAATCAAAGGTGCTCAGAGATTCACTATCTTTAAATTCGTATCGGCTTTACAGGAGTTTTTGCTTTATATGATGATTATAGTAGTGATATTCTCAGCGGTAACTAAGATGGGAGATAAAGACGCTGCTATCATGTGCGCAAAGACAATAACGTATGTGTTTATGTACGTTTACTTATGCAACGGTTTCCGTAACTTGTGCATAACATACCCGAACAACAAAGGTTTCAAACTGATCTATCACATCATTAGATTTGAGTTTAAGAGGCTGATGGGTGAACATGCGTCAAAGATAATCGAAGAGCAGGAAGAGAAAGAGAAACAAGTAATTCACAAGGGGGTATAATGCCCCCCTTTAAACATTTAGATTATGGAGTTAAAATCAAAGAGAATTTTCAAAGGTGATTTGTACACTATCAGCAAATTGTATATAGATGGTGTTTACGAGTGTGATGTATTGGAGGATACCGATAGAGGTCTTTCAGATAGCATGGATATATCAGAGATAAAGAAAGTGAAACAGTATGGAAAGACGGCTATTCCCACAGGAACGTATGCAATTGATATGGATACTGTCAGCCCTAAATTTAAAGATCGTAGTTGGGCAAAGGTGTGTGACGGCAAATTGCCACGCCTCAAAAACGTTAAGGGCTTCGATGGTGTGTTGATTCACGTAGGTAACAAGCCGGAGGATACTTTGGGCTGTTTGTTGACCGGATATAACAAAGTAAAGGGACAGGTTGTAAATAGCACAGCCGCTTTCACTAAGTTATACGAAAAGATGAAAGAAGCCCATGACAGAGGGGGAAGTATTAACTTAACTATCGAATAATATGAAAGCTAAAATAACAGCCATAGCAGCCTTTTCTTTCCTTTGCCTACTAATTGTATGCCTTCTTAGGTATAACGCTAAACTGAGGGAAGAAAACGGAATTCTGAACAGGAATATAAGTGTACTTACTACTCAGAATGTAGCATACCGAACGGAGTCAGGCAAATCAGCGATGAAAACGGAGGAGTTGAACCTCACATTGCGCCAGTATCGGAATACATTGCAGGGGAAAGACAGCACTATAAAGGACTTGAAACAAAGTATCAAAGACCTAAAGAGTCATACAAGCATTCAAACGTCAACGGAGAGCACATTTTCCGGCTCGCTACGTGATAGTATTATCATTCGTGATAGTTTGGTTGCTGACACATTGAAATGCTTAAATTTCGCCTCAAAATGGGTAGATGTAAAAGGCTGCATAGAGCATCCCGATATATTTGCGGGCAAAGTAACCGTCCGGGATAGCTTAGAACTGCTTAACATAGAGCACCGGAAACGTTTCTTATGGTGGAGATTAAAGAAAGTGAAGTACCGGGAGTTTATCATAACCAGTAAAAACCCAGATACACAAATACTTGATTTAAAGGTGACTACAATAATTAAATAGTTAACGTTGGTTAAAGCTATTGCAGGTATAAAAATAATGCCTACATTTGCACTCAGAGAATTACAAATAAATAAATTATTAATTATTTTTTTATTGGTAAGTCTTTATGTAGGAGCAAACGTATCATTAACAAAGCATTGTTAATAATTGCAATCATGGTTAATATTAAGTGATTATTCCCTACTGGTTTGTGAAAATAGGTAGGTTTTTAAAAAGAAAATTTCTATTCATTGATATATAATATAGGTTAATTAGTTAGGTAATTGTTGTTTATTTGATTTTTTTGTCATTTTTCATTTTTCCCCGTTGCTTGTGAAAGTAGCGGGGTTTTTTATTTCCTTGCATCAGATGCGCAAACGTTAAATTAGTGTTAAACATTAAAGTTTTGGTTTGCAATTTAAAGTTTTGCTTTATATTTGCAGTGTCGAAAGAAAAAAAGTAGTAACATTAAAAAATTAGAGCTATGACAATCGAACAAATTGAAAAAGGGAGAAAATTATTAGATGAAATTAATGTTTGGAAAACAAGGTACAAACAATGGAAAAATAGGAGTCTTTCACGAATTACTATTGAAAGAAATAATTGCGATGATGTTTGTTTTAATGGTTCGGGTAACGATTTATCTATTAGATTCTTTAATGAAATGGAGTTGAAATACGGTGAATTGTGTGAAAAACAAATAGAGTTATTAACTAAGCAAATTGAATCATTATGAAATTCATAAAAAAGCAAAGTGACAAGATACTGATAGCCACAAGGGACGAAGCGTTTGAGATATATGTACGTAGACACCCGGTTATAAGTAGGCTTATTCACGAGATCGGAATGGAGATTATACAGCAAGCGTACTACGGAAATCATGTAGCCCGAATACCGATTGGGACAGATGATAAGGATATTTTAAATACCATCTATCAAGTATTAGAGAATGACGGGTATAAACATTCCTTCGATATAGTAGAAAAGGTTTTAACAGTAAATATATTATAAACAGTAATTTTAAAGTTATGAATAACATTATTAAAGTTGGCGAAACTATAAACGCAAAAGAGTATATAACCTCAATGGAGGTTGCAGAAATCACAGGAAAGGAGCATAAACATGTTATGCGTGATATTAGAGTTCTATTAGAGCAGGGTGTGCATGAGTCCAATTTTGGTCTGACGTTCATTATAAGAACTTTACCTAATAATGCTCAAAGAAAAGACCCTTGTTATAAAATTACTGATGGAAACTTTTCCCTTAGTGAATATACGGACGCCGGTGGGATAATTTAAAGCGATATGAAATTAGTTGGTAATTTAAAACATGAAATATGGAATTAAAGATTTTTGAAAACGAGCAGTTTGGACAAGTAAGAATTGCAATGAACGATAGCGGAGAACCAATGTTTTGTTTGGCAGACCTTTGTACGGTATTAGATCTTACTCCAAGCAAGGTATCCCAGCGTTTGGAAGAGGATGTACTTTCAAAGTACCCCCTTTTAACAGCGGGAGGAATTCAGCAAGCTAATTTCGTCAATGAAGACGGTTTGTATGACGTAATACTTGACTCCCGCAAGCCAGAAGCCAAAAAGTTTAGAAAGTGGATCACTTCGGAAATTCTACCATCAATTCGCAAAACTGGAAGTTATTCGGTTAAACTTAAACTTCCAAGCTATGCAGAGGCTTTAAGGCAACTTGCCGACAAGGTAGAGGAAAACGAACGGTTACAGATTGAGAACAAAGATATGAAGCCAAAAGCCGATTATTTCGATACTTTAGTGGAAAGAGGAAGTAATTTAAATCTAAGAGATACGGCTAAGATGATAGGAGTTTCTGAACGTTTCTTTATAGAATATCTATTATTGAATGGGTACTTATATAGAGATGCTAAAAGAAAATTAAAACCGATAGCCAAATATGTAGGTAAGTATTTTGTTCTAAAGGAATGGGTCAGAGGCGAAAATACAGGCTCTCAGACATTAGTAACCGTTGAGGGAAAAGATAAATTCTATAAATTAATCAATAAGTAATCAATTTTAAAAATTAATCAATTATGAAAACTTCAAATTATTTGTTCAGTGTTTTAGTAGGTTTGTGTTTGATGGCTATTGCCGCTTTTCTTTCGTCTTGTGGCGATGAAGAAACGAGATATGAAACTAATTATTCGGTTATAGTTCCGGAGTGGCAAACGGTGTACGTAGAGGGTGAGTGTACAACGAATGTAGCCTTATATGTTTGGGATAAGGTAGAGTTAACGTCGGACTACGTTAAGGTATATTCAATGGGACATGTGAATTACCTGAAAGTGACATCTACCGAAATTGATGTTTACGGTTTTATCATTTACCACATTGACGGATATAACAAAGAGACTATTCAATATAGCCCGAAAAGCGGTATTCTTCGACACTCTCAGCAATTAAACGGAGCTGAAATAACCGTTGTTTTTAGACCATTACACTAACATTAAAACCTTCCGGTGTACAGGTTAACCGGATATCATAAAATGAAAGATAGAATAACTGAAAACCAATTACAGCTAATTACTAAGGATAAAAAGCTGTCGGAGATGATAGAGGGAATCACTCAGATACGTTCTATTGTCAAAGAAAAGATGAAGGTCTATGAATGTATAACATATACTGAGGACGATATAAAAGAGGCAAAAGCAGATAGGGCAATGATCAACAAGTCGTCTAAAGCCCTAAATGACACCCGAATCGAACTCGAAAAGATATACATGCAGCCTTTTAACAAGTTCAAAGATGTAGTAAAGGATACATGTGCCATGTTGGACCTCACCTCAAACAACATAGATTTTCAGATCAAGAAGTTTGAGCAGGAAGAAAAGGACGCAAAGATGAAGCAAATAAGGGACTATTTCGACGAACATAACGAGTACCTTATAAATTTTGACCGTTGTTTTAAATCGAACTGGCTAAACAAGAATAAAGGTATTGCAGTTGTAAAGGCTGAGATTAACGAACTGTTTGAACTGGTAGAGGCGGATTTTGAGAAACTGAAAGAGCATTTTTATAGCGAGCCTTGTTACACGGCTATAATTGACCGCTATCAAAATACGTTGGACTACAACAGTACTTACCATTACGGTGTATCACTCGTTAACAAGGCACTGGAAGCCGCCACAGCTAAAAACGCACCTCAGCCGACTAATACACAACCACCGCAACAACAACCGCTAAAACAGCCGGAAAACAAGCCTCAGAGCGAGCAGGTTTATGTAAGAGCGTTTAAGGTCAAAGTAACAAGGGAACAAGCATTTGCACTGGCTGACTTTATGTTCTCAAACAACATTGAATTTGAGAGTATTAAATTATAAGAGGGGATATTCCTCTTTTTTTTTATTTCATTCACAAAGGTTAAATTCGCGTTAAAACTTAAAGTTTATCTTTGTGTTTTAAATTTAATCTTTATATTTGCAGTGTCAAAAGGAAACAAAGTACTAACAATTTAAAAGCAAATATTATGGTTATAAAAACAAGGTTTAACGTTGGTGAGGAAGTGATGTACGGTGCACATAAAGAGCCGTTTAGAGTATTCTCCATTGAGATTCACGTAGGTAAAAATGATCGTAGCGTAAATTATCTCGTTCAGAGTCAATATGGTTTTATTCGTAGAGTGAGAGAAAATGATCTAATTAAATATCAGGTTAAAAATAACAAGTAAATTATGCAACAGTATTTAGACTTACTTTCTTATGTTTTGAATTATGGCGAAAAGCGTGAAGATCGAACAGGAACGGGAACAATCAGCGTTTTCGGTGGTACTCAAAAGGTTTACGATCTTCGTGACGGCTTCCCTCTTGTAACCACTAAAAAGCTATTCACAAAGGGTATTATACATGAATTGCTTTGGTTTATTAAAGGTGATACCAACATTAAGTACCTGCTTGAAAACGGTGTTCATATTTGGGACGCATGGGCAGATAAGGATGGTAATTTAGGACGGATATACGGTGCGCAATGGCGTGATTGGCGTGTTAACAGCCGTACAAGTATAGATCAACTTAAATCAGTCATTGAGATGATTAAGAATGACCCATATTCACGTAGATTAATCGTTAATTCATGGAACGTTGGTGACCTTGACAAAATGAACTTGCCTCCATGTCATTGCTTTTATCAGTTCTACGTATCAAAGGATGGCTTTTTAGACCTGCAATTGTATCAACGTAGTGCAGATTTATTCTTGGGCGTTCCGTTCAACATCGCGTCTTATTCGTTGCTGCTTTCAATGGTGGCGCAAGTATGCAATTTGAAGCCTCGTAAATTCATTCATACGTTGGGTGACGCTCACATATATTTGAATCATGTTGAACAGGTAAGGACGCAATTAGATCGCATTCCGTTGCGATTGCCGGAACTGGTTTTGAATTCTTCCGTTACCGATCTTTTTGATTTTAAGTTTGAGGATATAGATATTATTCATTATAACAGCCATTCGGCAATTAGAGGGGAGGTAGCAGTATGAATAAAGATGAATTTTATAAACTCTGTCTTTGTGAAACAAGGAAAACAGTTAGAGAGGTTTTGAAAAGGCAAGATGTTTTAACGCTTCAAATGTTTAAACGTAGTTTTAATACTTGGTGGTTATATAGTGATATTTGTGACGCTATCAATCACAAGTTATCCGGTATGTAATTTAAAAGGGGAGTACAACGCTATGTACTCCCCTTTTTCGTTCTATCCTCACGGACTAAACGAGTCAATAAACAATAAGTAGTAACAAGTATTTAAGAAAAGTTCTACAAAAATAGTTCTAACAGTCGTTCTGTGCGTATATTTCCAGCGTTTTAAATTTCATTAACAATAAAATTGAAGAAATTCTTTGTATATTTAAAGTTTTGCCTTATCTTTGCATTGTTGAATTAAGTAAGTAACAATTAAAAGTAGTATATATGAATCAGAATGAAGTACATGTTTGTCCGTATTGCGGAGGCGATTTATACCTTTGGCAATCTTATCCGGTTTTTAGCAAAGAATATTTCGATTACGATTGTGAGCCGGAACAAGAAGAAGAAAATATTTATAAATGTAGTGAATGTGGAAGGGAGGTGATAGATGTCGAGTGATTTTAAGATTAATGAAGCCATTTTAAACGCTAAGTTGAACGGCTTAAAAGTGAGTAAAAAAGAGATAGCTGAAATGTTGTGGGAGGATACAAAGCCAAAATCAAGAACGGTAAACATGTCCTCGCTTTGCAACCGGAGGACACGAAAGATTAATATTGAATGGGTCTCAAAGATATGTGAGGCTACTGGAGTGGACGCAAATTTTCTGTTTAACATAAAACCAAAAAGCAATGATTAAAAATTTATCAAAGATTCAAAACGAGATGAACGTCAAAAAAGGACGTTATAACAAGTTCGGTGGGTATTATTATCGTTCATGTGAGGATATTTTGCAAACGGCAAAAGAGGTATGCGATAAATACGGCTGTTATGTGAATGTAACCGATACAATCGAATATATTGAAGGAAGATTCTACGTTAAAGCGACTGCAAAGGTTGTGGATATAGAAACCGGAGAATCAGAAACGGCAACCGCATTTGCTCGTGAAGAAGAAAGCAAGAAGGGAATGGACGGTGCACAGTTGACCGGTGCCACATCAAGCTATGCACGCAAATACGCCCTGTGTGGACTTTTCGCAATTGACGATAGCATAGACAACGATTCATTAAACGGAACGCAGGAAAACGAAGGAAAAGCAGCAAATAAGAAGGGTGCTAAATCTTCATCAACAAGTCAACCGGATAACTCACAGAGTCAAACAGCTATTTTGGTAGGATACGTCAACGAGTGTACAACGGTTGAACAACTGAGTAACTTGTTTAAAGCTAATCAAGCATATCAATCGGATAGTATATTTATGAATGCGCTATCTAAGAAAAGAGCCGAAATTGAAAAAAGAAGTAATTAACAATAAAAATTAATAAGTATGAAAGATATTATAACAATACCAAAACTGAATCTATCAAACGTTATATACATTGAAGATACGCATGAGTATTTCACACCGGACTTTAAGAAGTTGCACGGTATAACCGGATTTATCAACGATCAATTGTTTCCCGGCAAACTTGACGGTATCCCCGAAAGCGTTTTATCCCTTGCTACTGAGCGAGGGAAACGAGTGCATGAAGAATGTGAAAACATAGATAACGAAGGAATTGAAGCCGAATCAAAACAGGGTGAGAACTATCTCAGGCTAAAAAGTGACTTCGGACTCACTCACATTGCTTCAGAATATATAGTAACAGATAACGAGTTTATTGCATCACCGATTGATAAGGTGTATTTAGGCAGATACTCCGATTCTGTTATATTAGGAGACATAAAAACTACATACAAATTAGATATGTTATATTTATCATGGCAGTTATCAATCTATGCGTATTTTTTCGAGAGGCAGAACCCACATTTAAGGGTAGACGCTTTGTTAGCTATATGGCTGAGAGGCGAAGATACGGACAGTATTGTGCAGGTTGAGCGGATACCGGACAAAGAGATAGAGATATTTCTTCAGTGTTGCAAAGAAGGCTTGAAATACGTAGATAATTGTAGTGCTGATTCATACGTTGCAAAATTAAACGATCTCCCTGCAAAGGTTAGCAACGTTGAGGAATCAGTATATCAGTTAATCGAAATGCAAAAGACGCTTGACGAGCAAATGAATAAGTTTAAATCTCAGTTACTCGAAATGATGAAAGAGGAGAAAGCGGACAATATCAAAGGTGACTTGATTACTATCACCAGGAAGAAAGCATATAGCCGTGAATCGCTTGATTATAAAGCACTGAAAGAACAATATCCGGAAATATACGATCAGTTCGTTAAAACATCAAATATTAAAGAGTCAATTCAATTAAAAGCGTTATAATTATGGTTATAAATGAAGATTTAGCAAAAGAAATCGGTTTAGATGATTTAGTAGTATATTCAGTTATGTTTCTTATACTTTGTACTGATACATATAAGGATAAGTTTAAGGGATGTAGGGTAAAGAAAGAACCTAATACCGTTTTTATTACGATTTCTAAACTTAGAGAATTGATTCCTTTTATGTCTAAGAGCAAATTATATAATTCTGTAAACAGATTATTAAAACTTGGATATATAAAAGAGGCTAATTATCGGTTACCCGGCCTGAATACTACTAAATGCTATCAGATGGTAGAGAGATAGAGCCGGTTCTAATTGTGATATGCACCCCACTTGCAAACGTTGTGAGTGGGGTGTTTTTTGTAAGTGGCTGATATTCACTCTGGTTATGAATATTGTAATATGAAATGCTTTATTCTATTCAATGGTGTCCGTTCAATAGACACCATTATTTTTATGCGTATATTATCGTAGAGGGGTATTAGTTTAATTAACTCCCATATATCATTATAAGTGATGTATATTCCAAACATACTATGACCCCTATCTGATGGGGTGCATATATTCATTTTGTAAGTGTTTGATATTCAACAACTATATGAAAATATTAAAAATAAAACTGTTTTTCCTTGTGGTATATTATAATTAACACTATATTTGTAGCGTTGAATTAATAAACAATAGTAATATGAAATTAGAAAATCTTATTAAAGTAAAGAGCTACGCTGATATGAAAGGTGTTACAGTACCTTGGATTTGGCGTTTAATTAAAGGTGGTAAATTGGAGTGTATATACATTGATGGTATGTGCTTCATTGTCTTGTCTGATGAAGAATTAGAGGACTACAAAAAGTTTAGAAAAACGCTTGACGAGTTGTTGAGCAAATAATCATAGTATCAATAATTAAAAATTAAATTTTATGCAAGACATTAAGGTATTTGAAAATTCAGAGTTCGGGAAAGTTAGAGTATCAGTAGTTAACGGTGAACCGATGTTTTGTTTGTCTGATGTAGCAAAAGCACTTGGTTATAGCAGACCAGCAGACGCAGTTTCTCAACATTGTAAGGGGGTCTCTATTTTACCGACCCCCACCGTAAACCAATACGGGGCAACTGTAATGCAGGATATAAAGTACGGGAAAGAGGGGGAAGTATATAGATTGACAATGAAATCTAAACTTCCGAATGCAGAGAAATTTCAAGACTGGGTATGCGAAGAAGTTTTGCCCTCTATCCGAAAACATGGTGCATACATGACACCGGAAACAATAGAGAAAACTCTAACATCACCGGACTTTATTATACAGTTAGCTACACAGTTGAAAAACGAGCAGGAAAAGAGAAAGCAAGCGGAGGCTAAGATTGAAGCTGATAAACCGAAAGTTCTATTCAGCGAAGCCGTCGAAGCATCTAAGAAGTCTATTCTTATCCGTGAACTGGCGAAGATAATAACTCAAAATGGATATCAGATCGGAGAAAAGCAACTGTATGAACGTCTCAGAAAAGCAGGTTATCTTTGCAGCGTTGGAGAGTCACGCAATCAGCCGTCTCAAACATACATGAACATGGGTCTGTTTGAGATTCGAAAACGGGTGATAATTGACTGTGGAGAAACTAAGGTTTATAACACGACTATGGTAACCGGAAAGGGGCAAACGTACTTCGTGAATAAGTTTTTAGGTAAGAAGTAAATAACATGGCGGGGGAATACCCGCCTATAAAAACGAATATTATGACACATTGTTTTGATGATAAAATAGCAAAGGAACTGGGTATAGAAGCTGCATGTGTCTTGCACAATTTTGCGTTTTGGATAAACAAGAATATAGCAGATAACCTCAATTATTTTGAAGGTAGATACTGGACTTATAACACAAGGGAGGCGTTATCTAAACTATTCCCATACATGAACCCATTGAAGATATATAGAGTTATCGGAAAATTGGAAGAAGAAGGATATATATTAAAGGGAAATTTTAATAAATCACGTATGGATCGAACGACGTGGTATGCGCTTACAGAAAAGTGTATTAACATGTTAGTTTCATGTGGTTATACAATAATAGGATACTCTGAGACGAATTATCAAAAATGCAAAATGCAAATTGAAAATGTGCAAAATGCAAGTTGCATGAATGAACAGACTATACCAGATAGTATATATACAGATAGTAATACTAAATTGACTAACGTCAATTATAGTATAGCCACGCGCGAAGAAACGGATTTATTCGAAGTTGAATCAAACAATGATCCTCTACCATCTGAAGTATTTGGCTTCACAGCTAAAGGACTTGACGTAACAAAGAAAACAATCGAAAGGACAGATAAGCTATTTACTCAGCTAACATTTCCTTTCGAGTCCGAAGACTTTAAACGCTTATTCTACGTTCTAATGACTCAACCTAAATGGCGTGTAAAGACAAAGACTCTAACAGCCATGCAAGCTAATTTAAACGAGATAGCGCAATTTGAAGAAGAATTTGCTAAAAACCTTATTCAACAAAGTATATCGAAAGGGTGGGCGTCACTTGTGTATGAATCAACGCCAAAACAATATATGCAATGGCTGAGAGAGAAAACGGGAGCTACTAACCAATATCAGCAAAACAATTCTCAGCAATATAAGACAAAGCAGTATTTTGCTAATGACGAGCATAGGGAGATATACGAGAGATACCTAACAGAGACGTTTGATTAACGAGAATAGCATTTGCTTTGCGAATTTAAGACTTTAATAATAAAAACGAGTAATCTAACATGGAAATAGAGAAATATCAAAATAGAGGCGGAAAAGTGGCTTTATCGAGTGGTAGACTTCCGTCATTCGTAGAGAGAAACAGAGAATTAATACAGTCTAATAAAATAAAGCAGCTTTCTAAGGTGGATCAGCGTATATTTGCAGAATCTACGAGAAAATTAATTTCCGAAGAAGAAAGCGAAGAAAAGAAAATAGAGTATTTAGGCATTATATTTATCGGGGTATGTTCTGATTTTGGTCTGAACGCTCCGGAGCGCAGTGCAGTTAAAAGCGTATTTTCTTCGATTTTTGATGTTGTAGACTTGTATTTTGATGATCTTTCCTTCGCTGAGGTTAAACTTGCTTGGAGGTTGCTTGCCGTCGGTGAACTTGATAACTACCTGCCTAAAGATCGCTACGGCAGTCCGGATAAAAACCATTATGGCAGCTTGAATGTAGATTACGTAACAAAGATTTTGAAGGCATACAGAAAGCGTAAAGCGGATATGATGGCAAAAACTACCGCCCTGCTACCGGATAAGCCGAAAGCGACACCGGAACAAGAAAGAGCATTTTTGAACGTACAGGCTAATAACTTCATTTTTGCTATTATGAAATACAAGTATAGCGGGCGTTTTAAGATAGAATCTGATCGGCTTATAAGTGAGTCTACGTTTAAGTATATGGAAAGATTAGGCTATGACATGGATACTATACCGACATACGAGGATAAGAAGTTAGCTTTAGCGCAATTTAAAGGCAGACCGATAAATAGCTTTGCACAAGTGTTTGAAAAGGAATGTTTAGCGACTTTCGGAATAGAACATGAAGCCGTTTATTTTCGGGCTTTAATGATAGCAAAGAAACGTTTGTTATTCCGGTACTGGGACGAAATGCTGATAGAGGAAGATAGCATAAAAGATTTGTATTACTATAAACATTAAAAACATGGAAATTAATATTTTAGTTGGAATTGACCCCGGTGTATCAGCCGGGGGAATAGCTATTTATAAACCTGGGAGCCCGCTTGTAACGGTTAAAATGCCGGAGGAACCTTTGGGTATATACAGGCTATTCAAGAAGATTAAGCGTTCCGGAAATCCAATGATTGTTGTTGAAAGGCTTTCAATTAGAGGCGACGATACAGGAGGCAAGCAATATCGCATAGTTACCATGCTTGAAAACTACAACAACCTTGTATGCTGTGCGAAAGTCCTCGAAATACCTTTAGTGCTCGTTACTCCGATGACGTGGCAAACTGGTTTAGGTCTGAGGGTGAAGGGGGCGAAAGAGGATAAGTCGCTGAGAAAAGAAAAGTATTTTCAGTTTGCTAAACGTTCCTTCCCGACTGGTAACGTCTTTAAGTGGAATAGTGATGCGGTTTGCATACTTCGTTTTACTCAATTGATGATGGCGAATAAACCTAAATGGATATCGGAGCATTTAGCCAATAGCTCAGATTGCGTGTTTTCTTTTGATTTAACGAACGATTCTCTTAGATACGATAGATTACTCAGAAATGAAAGGAAAGTTGAATAGCGGTCAAATAAACAATGAAATAATCGATATTTTGATTCAATCTATCATAACCATGCGAGGAAAGCAAAAAAGGTACGAAAGGTTCGGTGAAAAGTACAGGGAGGCTAAAGAGGCAGCAGAAAAGAAAGTAGATGATATTATTGCGAAGTTGACCGACGCGCAAACAAGTTTATTTTAATTTAGGCACTTATATACGACCCTGCACCTTATAACTAAAAGTAATTACAAACAATTAAAAACAAAAAATTATGGGAAAGAAATTTGAACTAACAGGAAAGTACATAGTAAACAAGTCTGGAGCAAAGTTGTATCAAATCAAATGTACGAAGACGTTCAAGTATGCAAAAGAAGGAGAACTTGGAGGATATATCGAAAGAGAAGAAAACCTAAGCCAAGAAGGTAATGCGTGGGTGTCCGGTAATGCGTGGGTGTACGACAATGCGCAGGTGTACGGTAATGCGTTGGTGTCCGGCTATGCGCTGGTGTACGGTAATGCGCTGGTTTACGGTAATGCGCGGGTGTATAGCACTGCGCAGGTGTACGGCACTGCGAAGGTGTATGGCACTGCGCAGGTGTACGGTAATGCGCAGGTGTACGGCACTGCGCAGGTGTATAGCGCTGCGCAGGTGTACGGCACTGCGAAGGTGTATAGCACTGCGCAGGTGTACGGTAATGCGCTGGTTTACGGTAATGCGCAGGTGTATAGCGCTGCGCAGGTGTACGGCGCTGCGCAGGTGTATAGCACTGCGCAGGTGCACGGCACTGCGCAGGTGTACGGTAATATGGAGGTTTGCAAATAATTTGCTATAAAGGGAAGAGATTTTATATTAAACTTATTCAAGTGATATTCTAAACGAATGTTAAATAACGGGTATTTCGGAAAGATTTACCCGTTTTTATTTGCGTATAATTAAAGTTTTGCTTTAATTTGCAATATCAAAATTAATCATAGTAGTAACGATTTAAAAACTTATTAAAGTATGAATACTAATGAAATGACAGTTGAAGATGTAATTAAATCGCCAGAGTTTAAAGGTGAATTAACAAAACAGATCGAGACAATGCGTAAAAAATTGATTGACGGAAGAAAAGAGATATTGTATAGAGGCGGAGTTCCGAAAAGAATTATTCTTGATAGAATTGACGGAATAAAAGTTTCTGACATTATCGGGGAGTTTGAGAAAATTCTACTGAGAAAGAGCGATCTCCCTGCTGCTGTGCGTGGCTTTATTTCTTCTTTGTGTGGTAGTGTATTTGCGAATGTATTTTCTAAAATGAAACAAAATGAAGCAAAACAGGATAACAATACCGGGAAAGGTAACGAGTAACGGACAGTTGCAGATGTACATGGGTGAGTTAAACGAATTTGCGAAACTTCATAAAGGTAAGAATATCATAGCAAGTTTTAGCGTTTACGAGCCTACGCAGTCGGTCGCAATGAAAGCATATTACTACAAAGTGGTAGTTCCCCAGTTTCAGAGGGGAATGTACGAAAATGGTAATAGATGGAGCGAAAAAGAGACCGAATTGTACATGCGGAACTTATGTGCGGTGACAATGGGTGAGGCTGTGGATATTGAAACGGGTGAATATCGGAGTGACCCTGTAAGTATCAACGACTTATCGAGCAGTGAGTTTGTAGAATATATTGATTTTTTAAAACAGTTTGCAGCCGAAGAACTGGGAGTGTTCATAGAGGACGCAACAAAATATGTGAAGAAATGAAAGAAGTTAGAGAAGAAGATTGCGAAATGACATTGAGAGAGAAGTTCGATTTGATGTGCGAGGCTCTTTCTGTACCACCGGAGGACATTTTAAGCCGGGAGATTACGAGAGATATTTCAATTAGACGAAACTGTATTATTCATCAATTGTATGATTACCGCTTGGACGGTTTGCCGGAGCTATTAGATAGAACGAGGGCTTTAATAGTTATCGCATACCGCAAATTTCAAAACCAGTTGGAGGTTAACGATCCGTTGGCTATTGAATACAAGCGATTAATTGATGAAAGATTGGAGAGTTATTTGAATGGCGAAGAAGAATAAACAAAACTTAGTCCTCGTTCATTGTACAGAATGTAAATATAGCTCAGACCATCATAATCTAATTTGCTATTGTAGTAAGAGAAAACAAAAGTTATGCAGTTGCCCGAATATCGGAAGGGTATGCGAACATTATAAACCTAAAAACGAATATTAATATGTTGTACGACAATTTCGAATTAAAGAGAGTGAAATTTATCCCAAACGGTTTGGAGGTAGATTACAATGATTGTATGAATGTTGACGGTGAAACGGTTAAGACGTTTCATAAAGTGAAGAATCCGGAGTATCCTCACCCCGATTTGCAGAACGAAGCCGGGAAACTGAGAGGGTATATCGTTCGGCTTATGGGTCTGATGAATTTTGCGAACATCACCTACTTATCTGATCTTTCAAAACAAGATAAGGAATTGGATAAGCAGTTTCAAGACTTCTTTGAAATACAGTCTACTCGAATTATGATTAGAGAGATTGTGAGAGATGAAGAAAAGAACACAGTAATTATCAAATACGAGTTTACAGGTACAGACTTGTCGCTGTTTAAAATGCAGACTCCTAAAATAAATTTGGAGGGTGAAATACTTAAATTTGAGATTGACATGGACTCCGATTTAGAATCCATGAAGCACGAAATATTTGATTATCTGTTCAAGGGTAAGCGTGCACAACTTTCAATGTTTGGTGAGATTGCGGAGGCGGACGATATTAAAGACGCTGATGACGATTCGGAAGGTGATTCCTTTTTTGACGAAGAAACTGAAAGCAATGTATCTGCTGAGTAGTCCGGAAGAAATAGAATATTGTTTAAGTAGGGGATATAATCCCCTGCTTTTCAATCGACATTTCGACATAGAGCCTAAAGCGAGGTATCAGTATTTGAAAAGTCTATTCGGTGACGGTCACGATCAGAGGGCAAACGAGCGGTTTTTCCGGTACATGTGGGAGATTAAGCCTCACTATTGCGAAGAATGTTTGAATCCGTTGGAAGGGTACTCAGCCGTTTATATTAGCCATATCATAACGAGAGCCTCTCACCCAATGTTGGCGCACGATCCTCGAAACATAAACATACTTTGCTTTGAGCATCACAATCAATGGGAACACGCTAACACCCGCAAGGGAATGCGTATTTATCAAGAAAATTTAGAGAAAATAAAAGTCCTCAAAAGGGACAGTTTAAAATTGCAAAAGAAATGAAATTAGTAAAATTTAAGGTTGAAAATGGACAACACATTTTGGTTAATGCCGATTGTATTACGCATATTACCAAAAAGACAAACGATACTACGAATGTTAAATGTGCTGATTCTGATTATCCTTTTATCGTTTTGGGTAGTATTGATGAAGTCGAAAAGACATTAGTCAAGGGAAGTAAAGTAGATTCAATAGCCGGCATAATGGTTATTTTATTCATAGGTATTTATATATTATTAAGTATTCTAAATTTATTCTAATATGAACTTAAACAAAATTCAGTTGATTGGTAGGGTCTGCAATGATCCTCAAGTAAAAACGTTCGATAATGGGGGTAAGATTTGCAACGTGTCTATCGCTACAAACGAACGTGCATATAAAACGAGTAGCGGCGTTGAAGTTCCGGAACGAACAGATTTTCACAACGTGGTATTCAAAGGAGGTTTAGCAGGTATATGCGAGCAGTATGTTACTAAAGGTATGGAGTTATACGTAGAGGGTACTTTGCATTATCGGAAGTACACCGACTCAAATAACACAGAGAGGAAGATTGCTGAGATTATCGTTTCTAACATGCAGATGGGAGTTAAGCCGGGAGGCAATAACGGTCAGCGGGCGGAATCTGCCGGAAGTGGGGGCCAGCCGCCAGTACAACCGACACCGCCACCGACACAAGCCTTAAAAGATCAGCAATTTTCAAATGATTTGCCATTCTAAAAACGAGGGATACTCTAAAACAGGGTATCCCTTTTTTGTGTTAAATAAGTGTTAAAGATTAAATTTATAATTAGAATATTAAAGTTTTGCTTTATATTTGCAATGCCAAAAGGAAACAAAGTAGTAACAATTAAAAATTAACCAATATGACAACTTACATCTACAAAGGAGAAAAGATCAGCCATTCAAAGTTATTAATGCTTTTGCGTTCTGCACACGTTTTTGGCGGAAACAAGCTATCACATTACGAGGCTTTGGTGAAAGCGGCTGAGAGTGGGAACGAGCGTGCAACAAACATCCTTAGAGATTTAGAAGTAAAGTAATAACAATTAAATAGTAGAATTATGGGAAAAAGAAGAATGTCCGGAGAGTTTAAGATTTCGGTTAATAGACTAAACGAAAGTACTGGGTTATACGAAGACGGTGTAAGCGTTGTAACTGGGTTTATGTACCAAATCGGTGCTTATCAATATTTTCTACACTGGGATAAAATATTTCAGAGGGTAGATATAACAGAGTCAAGTACAGGTTTTAGAGTGAAAAGTATTGAGAAATTGAAGGGTGAGACACCTAAACAGTGCCATGATAGAGCAATCGAGGAAATGAAGGACTTTAGCCCGTCTTTGGGTAACTGGGAAAAAGCTAAATCAATGATGAAAAAAGCCGGAATACCTTACCCGTTGAATGAATGGATAGCTAACTTAAAAGATATAAATTCAAATGAAGAAATCAAGAAAGATTAATCGACTTAAAAGTCGTTTTGTTCCGGTTAAATTTAGCTTAAAGGAGCAAAGACAGTTTACCGAAATTATTAACAAAGATAGGAAGCTGGTTAAAGATAGAGCTAAAAATGAACTTTTAAAAATAGATCGTATAATGCTTCGGGCTGATTTATATTGTTCAGGTTTGGGTAAACTTGTGTTTTCTGAGAGTGAAATGGAGGCGTTTAGCAGGTTTGAAAAAGTACGAAGGGAATTTTATCATGGAAAGTAAATTGAATCAGTTAGCAGTCCTTATTTTGCAGGAAGAAGAAGCATACAAGGACATGCGAGTAGCGGAGAAAAGGCATGCCGCATGTATTAAAGAAATGTTGGAATTTGAAAGCAAATCAAATTTAGGCAACATTCGATATTGCGGAAACTGTGTGTATCTTCCTGCTAAGAAAAGAGCCGGAAAGTATAAATGCTCGTTGACCGGAAAGCAAAAAGATTATTGCAGTGAGGGATGTGAAAAATATAGTGAATTACCGTTTTGAAAATAGAAAAATATGATTGATTTTAGCAAAAATGTTATTAGCTTAACGAAGGAGTGTAAAGAACAGTATGAAAGAATGAAAGCAAAAGGTTTCCATGATCGGGACGTCCCTCTTACTGAGATATTCGGGCTTATCATTTCGGAGATGTGCGAAGCGATGGAGGCGGAGAGAAAAGGTAGGTTTGTAGAAAAAGGTGCTTACGATGTGGTTCTAGGCTGTGAGACTGATTTTGAAAGTGTATTTAAACAGAATATTAAAGATACTGTCAGCGATGAACTTGCAGATGTTTTCATTCGGTGTTTGGACGCAACCGGTAAATATAACGAGGACAATAACGACATAGTTCTATTCAAGCATTGTATTGATGAACGGGTGAAAATTCTAAATAAAACTCAGAATACATTCGCTTATTACGTATATAATCTCGCATACTGGGTAACAAGTAATGAAAAAATATGCTGCAATTACTTTACTACTATAATGGAGATTTGTGCAGCAATAGCAATCATACATAACATTGATTTAGGTAGAGCGATTGAGGCAAAAATACGGTATAACGAAACGAGAGGCTATAAGCATGGGAAGAAATACTAATAATAAAATAGATAAAAATATGAATTTAGAACAAATCAAAATTAACTCTATTTTAGCGGCTGATCCGGAAGGTATTCAAATAGACGGTAATCACTATCAAGGTGATTCTATTCCTTTGTATCAGTTTCTCAATCAGAATAATGTTAATACAATGGATGGCTATGCGATAAAATACGCATTCCGCCACAGACGAAAAAATAAAGAAAGAGATGTTGCGAAAGCTATTCATACTCTACAATTGATTTTGAAAGACGAATACAACATGTATATGTTAGGCGGACAGTTGTACACGAAAGAGCAATATGATGAATTGCTCAGCCAGGCGAAAAGAGAGGCGGAAGGCAAAGAAGCTGAAGCTATGGTGATATATACCGATAAGGGGATAGATATTAACTCCGTATATAAAAAGGAGTCAAACAAAAATGTTTATGTGTTAAAACTGAGAGAGGTTAAAGCCGCTTATGTAGATTATCCGATCAATATAAATGACTTGAAGGATGTAGGGCTTAAAGTACACGCTTATGAAAGTGGTAAGGGCGTATATCTAAAGGACAAAAATGAAAACGAACACTACGTTAAATACGGGTCATATATTTACCTATCGGAGGACGGTAAGTATCAAGCGCATAGGAAAGAAGTGTTTGAGGAAATGTTCGAACCGAAAGGGTAATCATATAAAAAATAAAATATAAATGAAGCCACGTTGCAAATGTTGTAGCGTGGTTTTCTTTTTATATTCAATTTAATACACCTATATTTGCATAGGTAAACGGTTCATTTTTAGCAAAGTGAATCTATTTTTGTTTAAATATAATTCTTAATGATATGGTTAAAGTAGGTAGTATGATTAAATCACAAGGAAAAATAAAGAGGACCGATGAACAATGGGAGGCTGACAAAGCACTTGAATCTGAATTTTTTCTAAAAGGTTATTCTTATCGCAGAATCAGAGATAAGATCAATGAGCGCTACAAAGAAATGGGAATAGATATACAAATATCTTATCAGTCTGTGTATAACGACATTCAGAAATGTTTGGCTGAGTGGAAACGGGAACAATTCACCAACATAGATCAGTATGTTACACAGGAAATTCAAGCCCTCGACAATGTAGCAAGAGAGGCATGGGAGGAATGGGAACGCTCTAAGCGTCCTAAATGCAAAACGAAATACAGGTTTAAAACTGCTGTCGAGGTGCAAAAGGAAACTACTACGGGTGACCCTTCGTTCTTGAATGTCATTCTTAACGTGCAGCAAAGAAAAGCACGCTTGTTAGGCTATGATAGTCCGTTGGTTGTTTCTATTGTCGGGGATAAAGAAAAAGAGAAACCAAAATACGACTTATCCAGTGTTCCGGCAGATGTCCTCGAAAAAATGGCAGACGCTTTGCAGAATGGAGGTGACGATGAAGATAAATAATATACCACCTGAGGAAATTGTAAAAGCGGTTGCGAGAAACAAATTCAAGAACTTCGCTAAATACGTGGATAACGGTATTATATTAAGCCGGTTTCATAAAACTTATTATGAAATATTAGATAAGTTTGCGCATGGTAAAATAAAGAGGTTAATAGTTTCGATAGGACCGCAGCACGGTAAGAGTGAAGGTAGTAGCCGCAAACTACCTGCCTTTATACTTGGTTTACGTCCGGACGCCAAGATAGCAATAGGTTCTTATGCAGCAACGCTTGCTGAGGGCTTCAATAAGGACATACAGCGCATTTTAGATACACCGGAGTACATTAGCTTGTTCCCAGGTACTCGTATTATGGGAGCAGAGAAAACATCACGTTACGAAGCGTACACCCGTAATAGTAAAATGACTGAGGTTGTAGGTCGAAAAGGATCGATTACGGCTGTCGGTCGTTCGGGTGGTTTGACTGGTAGGTCCGTTAACGTTGCTATCCTCGATGATGTTTATAAGGATCACCTCGAAGCCAACTCACCTATTATTCGGGAAGCTGCATGGAAATGGTACACTACGGTTATCAGAAAGCGCCTTGATAACAACGGTCAAGAATTGATCGTATTTACACGATGGAATAAAGACGACTTAATAGGTCGTATAGAAAAGAAAGAGAAAGTTATCACGGTAACAAAATGGTCTGACCTTGATAATATACCGGAGGGCGCATGGGTAAAGATAAACTTTCCTGCATTGAAGGTTGGTGAGCCGACAGAAATAGACCCACGGCATGAAGGTGAGGCGTTGTGGGAAGAGAAACATAGCGCAAAGAAACTTCTTGCTGAGCGTGAACTTGACAAGGTGGAATTTGAATGCTTGAATCAAGGGAATCCGGGAAGCGCAGAGGGACAGCTATACGGCAAGTTTAAAACGTGGTCTGATAAGTCAGATTTCGGTGTCTTTCTCGGTCGTGGTAACTATACCGATTGTGCAGATACAGGAACGGATAACCTTTGCAGTATATGCTATGATAAATACCGCTCAAAACAGCCAGTTTGGAGTGAAAAGGAAAAGGCATACAAGCATTTAATATTCTGCCTTGTAACCGATATAATATATACCACTGACCCGATAGAGGTTACACAGGTGACAGTGCCGGAGATGTTAAACAGAAATGAAACTGAGTATGCTAACATTGAAAGTAATAACGGAGGACGTTCATTTGCTGTTAACATATCGCCTAAAACGAAAACTGCGATACATTGGTTTTCTCAGCACAATAACAAAGAGGCGAGGATATTAACACATGCAGCGAATGTTACTCAATCTATCGTCATGCCGTTCGGTTGGGAGTCTAAATTTCCACGTTTCTACGAGGATGTTTCGGGCTATCTGAGGGACTTTAAAGCGAACGCGCATGATGATGCGCCGGATACATTAACTGGTATCGTAGAGAAAGAAGTTATGCCCGCTATCGAACCGAAACGGAGGGGTATCAAGCGTATAAATTAATAGAAAGCAAATTGTATCTATGTTTCAAAATAATATAGGTACATTTGCATTGTTAATTAATTGTTTAACTAAAAATTAAGAAAATATGTTGTATTGTGATTGTCCGTTAGGAACGGCTTTACCGGATATTCCGGCTGTAACATGTCCGGAGAACTTCGGTCAGATTCAGAAAGTAGTATTTCAGAGATTGATGGGTAAAACGGCTGAGAATTCAATAACCGTTGCAACTGCTAAAACATTGGGTACTTGGACGGCTTTACTTGCTGCAAAAGACGCTACTAAAATGGTGGTTTCGCCGTACATTGCTGAGCCGACCGTTGAAGCGGGCGAGGCTTTGACGTATGGAGGCGGAAACGCAACGCCCGGCGGCGTAGTTGAAATTTTGGGGTCTAATAGTACTTCGTTCACAGGGAAATTCCTCAAAACGCCTCAGGAAGTAATTAAGGTTTTAAAGGGTCTGATGTGCGAAGTAACTGGCGGACTTGGCGTTTATCTGATTAACGGTAACGGTCAGGTCGCTGCTATTAAAGACGATGAAAACTATAAGCCAATTCCCGTTGAATCGCTGTTTGTAGGTGATCGCACTATCGGAGGTTTGGAAGCACCGGATACGAATGTAATTTCGTGGAGTTTCAAGCCTAATTGGTCGGATAACTTGGAGATTTTCAAACCGGACTTTAACCCTCTGACACAGTTAATACCGGCTTCGCCAGCAGTCTAATGAATGCTAAGAAAACAATGGTTTCCCTCACTTGTAAAGAGTTGGGGGAAACTCGTTTATTTGAAGTTGAACATGCCGAACGTCTTTTATCAATGTTTCCCAAAGGAGGGTGGGAAATGACAGAGGGCGAAGGCTATTATTTAAAACAGGATGGGAAAATCAGTCGAAGAAATACGGGAGATATTCAGAAAGCCGATCAATCGGAGGTGGATACAGAAAGCGAGGGAGCAGGAGGAACGGATAGCCTTTCACGCAAGGGTAAAGGTTGACGATGTACGTACAAAGCCTGCTTTAGACTTTCTTAATCGGGTAAAGATGTGGATAGCACCGGACAAATACGAGATATTTAACTCTATGTTTCATTTCCCGGTAAAGACAAACGAGGTTACGAGTGAAATATTCGATAAATTGAGCCGTGTGTTTGACGGTCGGAATCCTGCATTTAACTATCAGTTCACGGACTCGGAAGATAGGGATGATTGGGAGTATTACAGGCAGGAAGTTCTAAAAGAACCGCATGTTTGGGCTACTGATGGTTGGGATAATTTCAAGGATAGAATTAACTCCGTTCTTGTAATTGACTTGCCGGAGGTGCAGCAGGGAGATAAGCCAGAACCTTACTTTTATTTCATTGATATTGCCTCAGTGGTAAGTTATGAAACTACTAAGGAGGATAATAATCTTATGTCGTGGATAATGTTCAAGACGAATGATGAAAGACTGATTCAGATTGATGATGTTTTTTACAGACGTTTTAAAGTAGAAAAGAACAATTCACTCACATTGGAGGTTGAAAGTACGCATGATTTAGGTTATTGCCCTTCGCGTTTTTTTTGGTCTGACTCTATATCATTGCAAGAACCGGATATAAAGAAAAGCCCGCTTACTAAAGTACTTGATTCGCTTGACTGGTACCTGTATCAATCAACGGCAAAGAAACACCTTGATTTGTACGGTGCTTATCCGATCTATTCCGGATATGAACAAGATTGCGATTATATTGCAAACGGAGGCAAAGAGAGGTGTAACGGACACGGTTTCTTAATCGGTGATAAGGGAGAATATATTGCAGACATGGACGGTCAACCTATGAAATGTCCTGTATGTTCTTCAAAACGCCTCAGCGGTGCGGGATCATATGTTGAAATACCAGTACCAAGCGAGCAGCAACCGGACTTGTCAGATCCTATCAAAATGCTAACAGCCGATGTATCCGCTTTGCAGTACAACGTGTCTGAGGAAGAACGTTTAAAGAAGAACATTATTACCTCTGTGACAGGTGTAGGCGGTGAAGTGCAGAAAGAAACAGCTGTAAACGAGAAACAAGTACAGGCTTCATTTGAGAGTCAAACGACAATTCTAAACCGGATCAAACGAGGCTTTGAGGAGGCACAATGCTTTGTAGACGCAACTGTTTGCCGACTGAGATACGGGAATACTTTCGTTTCATGTTCAATTAATTACGGGACTGAGTTTTACATCTATACACCGGAACAACTTGCAGAGAGGTATAAAGTACTCAAAGAATCGGGAGCGAGCGAAAGCGAGTTAGACGCTATGCGTACACAGATAATCGAAACAGAGTATAGGCATGACCCAATACAAATGCAAAGGTTATTAATCTTGAAAGAGATTGAACCTTATTCTCACTTAACGAGGGAAGAAGCAATTAATTTGTATAAAGAAAACGTTATAAGTGAGGAAGATTTGCGGATAAAACTAAACTTGCCTACATTTGTGCGTAGATTTGAGAGAGAGAACATGAATATTATAGAGTTTGGCTCTAATATTGATTACTCTAATAAGATAAACAAAATTTTAGAAACATTAAAACGTTATGCAAATGAACAGACCATTGTACCCGGAGCACCCGCTTGACAAGGTGACAGCAGAAAACTATCTGTGTCCGGATAATGAAAAAGGTCACTATCACGTGATTCAAGAAAGGTTGCAGTTTGACCCTAACACTGGTGCGAGGGTATTTTCGCCAGTCTTGCAGAAATACAGACCTTTAACTTTTGAAATGACGGTTTACCCGTATTTGAGTCGTGGAGGTTACGACATCAGAATTGTGCACGATCCTCGAAAGTATGCAAAGGATATGCAGGAATATTCAGAACAGGTTAAAAAAGCAAAGCAAGAACAGGCTTTAGAGGAACTGAGAGAACAGATCAGAGAGGAAGAGAGGAAGAAGGTTCTTGCTGAGTTGAAAAAAGAAGAAAAGAAAGGAGGCAAGTAATGTTAACGGTAGATATTCTAAAACAAAATAAAGCTCTTTCGGAGCTAACAGATGAACAGTTGAACGCTATTGCTACTCTTTCTCAGAATGACGAGGTACAGGTTGTTCAGACGAAAGTCAAGGAGGAAAGAGCAAAAGCAACTTTATCACTGAGTCAAGCGTTCGGTATTGACGATGTTACAGACCTCACATTTGAAAAGGCTGTGGAGTTCGGAAAGAACAAACTTTCTTCTGTCGATTCTGCTAAGTTTGAAAAGACTATTTCGGACCTTAAAACAGAGCTTGAAGCCGAAAAAGCAAAGAAGGTAGGTGATAAGGATAACGAGAAAATAGCCGCTTTGCAGGCTGAGTTAAACGATACTAAGACGAAGTATTCGGAACTAACAAATCAGCTTACAGAGAAAGAAAAAGAGTTCTCAAACAAGCTATCCGATTATAAGATCACTTCCCATATTACACAGGCTTTAGGCAGCATGAAGTTTGGAAAGGGAGTTAATGACGCTATGTTGAATATCATCAAGCAGCAAGCAGTTAACGATCTGAAAACTGAGTTTACTCCTGCAATTGTCGAGAAAGACGGTAAAGAGAGTATTGTGTTTATGAAAGACGGTGTGCCTTACAACAATCCGGCAAACGGTCTAAATCCTTACTCTGTATCTGAACTGCTGACTGAGAAACTGAAACCTTTTGGTGTTCTTGACGAAGGAAGAACAGTGGGAGGTGCAGGAGGCAAAGGAGGCGGAAAAGGAACGCCAACGGCAATTGATTTGACAGGCTGTAAGACAAAGGTGGAAGCACAGGAAGTTGCGCATAAATACCTTGCCGGAAAAGGTCTGACAGTTGGTTCGGAAGAGTATCAAACAGAACTTAACACCATTTGGCAAGAGAATGATATTCAAAACCTGCCGTTACAGTAAAAACAAAGGGGGTACCCATATTTATAAACTTTAAAAACAGATTATTATGAGCTTAATTGCTACACGTACACAGGAAATGCGGTTGAGAAATCCGCAGGTAGACAAAAACATGAGCCGCCTAACCGAGTGGGGTGCGCTTGACTTTTTCCTTTCTCAGACGAATGCACCGGATTCGATGTTGACGGATGAAACTAAAAGACGTGCTTTTTCGTCTATGGGTACAGACATCAAAATTCCGGTTATTGATTATGACGGTACTGTCACAGTTGCAAACGAACGCACATGTGTCATTGCGGACGCTGAGAACACCTCTAAACTGATGGCGGTTGTATGGAAAACATACGCTTTCGGTTTTACGATGGTTCCGACTATGTTTAACAACAACGAAATCGACTATCAGAAAGATTTTGAAAAGAAAATGCTTAAGTTTTCTCGTAAATTCTTAGACCAGGTCGACAAGGACGCTATCGCAGCACTGGAAGCGGCTAAAACGCAGAAGTTCGGCAACTTGCTTTACTACACTCAGACAGCGAATGACGTACAGGTTAACTACATGCAGCGTAATGACATCCTCGGAGATTTGCACCCGATGTTCCGCTCTATGGACTATTCCGGTCAGCTTCATATTGTCGGTGACACTGGCGTAGACGCTATTGTCCGTAAACTGGAACAACACGGAATCTACAACGATGTTAACAAGCAACTGGAGTATGCAAATAAGATTTTCCACTTTACAAACAATATGGTTTTGGAAAGTGGAAACTTTGCTCAGTTCTACGCAATTGAAAGTGGTAACGTTGGTATGTTGACCCGTGTTGACCGTGAAGCCCTCAGACGAGCAACCTCTAAAGCAGGTCACGAATGGGACGTTATCAACTTCCCGTTTGCAGGTTTCCAAGTTGGTACACATTACTACGAGTCGGTAGGTGATCAGTCAGAAACCGCAGGTGCGGCAACTGCTGATATGAAATGTAACATCAAAGAGCACTACGGTTTCTCCGTTGATATTGCTTTCGTTGTAGCTTACAACTCTGCACCGGCAACTGTTTCCAACCCGATTATGAAGGTTGAAATTAAGAAAGATGGCTCTCAATTTGGAGGTACACCTGTTTATATCACTAATGCCGAGCAAATCGGTAGCGGGTCTGCTGCGAGTGAAATGTCTGTTAACATTGCTAAAATTGGAGGAAGTCCAGTTGCAGAATCAGCTTTAAAGGTAGATTTGGACAAGGTTAAGGGTGTGTCAGTTTCATCTACTGGTGGTGTAGTTGATGTAAAGGTTAACTCTCAAGCATCAAATCTTAATGTAGAGGTTAAAAACGCAGATAGCGCACCAGTTCCAACGAAAACAGTTGGGGAATAGTAGTTATATGGTAAATTAAAGTTTAATTAAAAGGGAGGGGAAGCAAAATCCCTTCCCTTTTTTAATTTGAAGCAACATGTATAGAATAAAAGACATAAAAGATAGCTTAAAAAACGTAGTAGGTTGGAGGCAGTCATACGATTTAGACAATCAGATAGACACCGAACTAATAACGTCTGAAAGCGGAATTTCCTATCAAGACGTTCACCCGCTTGTGACGCTTGAAAACATAGCATCAATCATGCCGTTCGACTATTATAAGAAGTATCCTGAATACAGCGATACAAAGACTTATGCAATAGGTGACAAAGTGAGGTTTAATAGTGACCCTCTATTGTCAAAACCTTCGGTGTGGATAGCCACAAACGGAACAACAGGAGAGCAGCCCTCAGAGGGTAGTCAAAACTGGAAGAGATATAACCCTTTGTCCGATTACTTAAGAGAGTTAAACGAAAAAGCAATAACGGCTACTATCACTAAGTTTATCACAGAAAAGACGATAGCGGGGGAAACAAAGACGCTGTTAGAGCGTAGGCCCCTTTTTGACGGTTCGGGCTACTACACTAACCAAATTGACCCTACAAAGAGCATGGTAGGATATGAAATATTGCCAGTTCGGGCGATGGGTGTTACTACGAAGATCGAAAGAATCGGTTTGCAGTTTACGAAGTCAGTGAAAGTTAAAATGTACCTTTTTCATAGCTCACAGCCTCAGCCTATACATACATTCGACTTGAATTATACTGGTAATGGGTCTTATCAATGGTTTGATGTACCGGATGTATTTTTACCTTATATTTCTGAGGCAACATCACCGGGTGGCACATGGTATCTGTGCTACGATCAAGAACAATTGCCGTATGATGTATTTGCAATCAACATGGCAAAAGACTTTAGCGCGGAGCCATGCGGAACTTGCAACGTTGGCAGTGTGCAGGCGTGGAGAGAGCTAACAAAGTATATCCAAATATCACCGTTCCGGAACGACACAAAGCAGGGTGAGAATCTGTTTAATATTCAATCGAGCGTCTATACACCTGCAACATGCTACGGAATGAATGTTCAGTTTACGGTAGCTTGTGACATAACAGACTTCATCATAAGCGAAAGACTTGTATTTGCGAACGCTCTTTCTTTGCAGATGGCTGCTTATATCCTCCGTGAACTTGCTTTGAATCCGAACGTCAGGCAGAATGCCAATCAATTGAACATTGATAGAGAATCAATCTTATACGAGGTTGACGGTGTGTCGCAAGGACGTGCGCAAGGTATCGGGCATCAGTTAAATCAAGCAATGAAAGCGTTAAGCGTAGACACTAAAGGTATGGATAGAATATGCTTGACTTGCCGGAATGGTGGTATCAGATTTAAATCGACATGATAACAAACTTATTAGATAGAGTTAAGAAAGTGAAAGAGGCTTTAGATACCGGACGAATAGCGAAGGAAATTGTGCGGGATAACGATAACATTCTTATCGACATGAACGCACAAGACCAGCTATTCGCCAAAGGGGTAAACAGGTTGGGAGTCCGGATAGACGAATATAGGCCGTATAGCCCTTTCACTATCAAGGTTAAGATAGAGAAACGGCAACCGTATGACCGGGTGACTTTGAAGGATATAGGGGAGTTTTACAACTCTTTCTTTGTTGAAACGGCTGAGGATAGATTCTACATTAAAGCCTCAGACGAAAAAACGGACCGGTTAATTAAAAAATACGGTGCTGAGATATTTGGTTTAACTAATGAATCGCTTGCCAATTTTATTAACGATTATGTGAAAGATGAAGCAGCAAAAAAAGTTAAGGAGATACTAAATGAAAGATAGAGCTATTTTAAAGCCGAATGCGGTACTTTTCGATGAAGTGATAGGAAATGTACAGGTTAGCCTTGTAAAGTCGCTACAATGGCTAAATTATGCGTTTGGAGGCGCATATAAGTTGGTGGAGCGAACGGAGAAAGGAAAGTTTGTCACTCCTTCAGTTTATTACAGGGATAAAGACTACTTGAGGTTAGAACCGAATGACAAGTACGGTAACACCTGCTTTTTCTATATCCACGACTCACAAGATTACGAGGATAACGGAGCGTTCGGTTTCGGTGATTTAAAAGGTGAGGTAAGTATCATATTTTGGTTCGACACCCGGACAATTCCAGGTGCGGAAGGGTACAACGTTGAGTTCGTCAAGCAACGTATATTACGAGCGTTAACGCATGAACTTGAAATACCATACGGAGGTTTGAACGTTAAGCGAATATTCAATGACGCAAAGAATGTGTATGACGGCTTTAGTATTGAGAAAACCGACAATCAATTCTACGTCTATCCTTATGCTTGTCTAAGGTTTGTATGTGACATGGTAGCACCGGAGGCGTGTTATCCATAATACGATAAGGGGAATATATATATGTGTATATTCCCTTTTTGTGTTAAATAAGTGTTAAATATTAAAGTTTTGCTTTGCATTTTAAAAGTTATGCTTATATTTGCAATGTCAAACAACGAAAGACCCCACAATCTAACCAAGATGCAAAAAGATTGTTGAAAGATTAAGTTCGTAAGAGTAGAAAATAAGCAACGGTATCTACGAAGGGTTAAATGAAGGTTCGGTATCCGATTAAATGAAGCTATAAAGCCTAAATCTTTCGATGAATGACAAAGTAGTAACATTTAAAAAAAACAAGGACATGAAAAGATTTTTTGTAAACGGTAAAGAGATTAGCGAGAAAGAAGCAAAAGAAATTGAAGCTAACAACAAAAAGTACATGGAAAGCAACGATTTTAATCTTTGGGCTAAATGTGAATTTGTAACAGTGATAGGAAAATAGTAGCAACAGGGTGGCAGAAACGCCACCTATAAAATAAAAATAAAATGAACGAATTAATTTCAATTAGAGAAAACAAATGAATGAATTAATCAAAGTTGGCGAACGTACGCAGGAGAAAATAACATCTTTGGAGTTATTGAAACAAATCAACCTCTTTAGAGGACAGGATGGCAATAGGACCCAACTAAAACACAGTGATTTATTAAAGGTTATTCGTGATGAATTTGAGGAGGAAATGGGTCTGGGAAAAATTTCCTATACCCTCTACAAACACCCTCAGAACGGGCAGGAATACCCTATGTTTGAGTTGACGTTATCACAGGCAAGCAGGTTTTAGTACGTGAAAGTAAGTTTGTCCGTAAAGCAGTTATTTCTTATATTGAAAAATTGGAAAACGCTCTAATGGACAATCAACCGAAAATACCTCAGACGTACAAAGAGGCTCTAAGGGAATTACTTGTGCGGGTAGAGGAAAACGAACGGTTGCAGATTGAGAACAAAGATATGAAGCCCAAAGCCGAATACTTCGATGAAATAGTAGACCGGAACGGACTAACCAATTTCAGAGATACAGCAAAGCTGTTAGGCGTGTCTGAAAAAGCACTTATCTTTCTTTTGATTGATAAGAAGTACATATATAGAGATCAGAAAGGAAAGTTGAAGCCAATTGCAAAGTATGTTGGAAACTATTTAGAGTTGAAAGAATGGGCAAAAGGTGAAAAGACAGGGATCCAAACACTGGTAACTGCAATAGGTAGAGATCATTTTTTAAAATTAATTAATAACGTAAAATTGTAATAACATGGAAAAGAAAGAATTAGGAGTAGGACAGTGTATAACAACTGGAACAATGTTTATTAGAGGAGAATTTAAGCCGGAGAAAAAAAAGTTGGTTTTGTCCGAACAAAGGAAAGAGGCTATTTTGGAGTATCTGAAACAGAGTGACGAGTTTCACAAACTGGTATGCGATATAACCGGAGTTGAACGAAAGCAAGAAAAAATATCTACGGAACCCGAAAAGCTGAAAGAGGAATATTCGCATATGTGCGAGAGTTACGAGCATGAAAAACATCAAAGAAATGATTTGCTTTACAAATGGAGGGAAGAAACGGCAAAGAGATTGGACGCTGAGAGGGAAAGAGATTTTGCGCAAAGACATCATAAGTTTGTAATGAATGAACTTTCCTCAATACTGAAAGAAGTTGAATGTAGTTCTGTGAGAGGTATTGTAGATGAATTGAAGGCAGCGAGATTAAGAGGGAAAGTATTAGAGGAGGATAACGAGTCAATCAGACGGGATTGTGAAAGATTAAAGCTAAACTATGATAAGGTATGCAAGGAAAAGGAAAAATCGGAAAAGGCAAAGTATGAAACAGAAAAGAAGTACAATATAGACTTTGAGTATCTCAATAAATGCAATCAGAATCAAGCAAAGACCATTACTAACCAAATGAACGATCTTTTAAAACTGAAGAAAGAACTTGAAACGCAGAAAGATTTAGCTAATAAGTATGTGGCTAAATCTGAGAAATTGCAATCAAAATTAGATAAAGCCTCAATGCGGTATGGTGAGTTGATTAAGATAATCAGCGATAGAGCTATCAAATCTGTTTAATATAAACAGTCCGGTGTAAAAGCCGGACTTAAAAAGGAAGTTAAAAATGCGTAGATTATCTATATCAGACAAAGGTATGTTTATTCCTGAAGAAGGGGAAATATTTTTTGCGGAAGAACCAAATAAGGGGATAGACCGGAGATTGAAAGCATTAGTGTCAAAAGACGATGATCCATGTACGAGATGTGTCTTTCGCCATGGGGGACTCGGTGCATTGTGTTGGAGTGTGACGTGCCTTAAAGAAGGTGTACAATATACATTTAGGAGGGTGCACGATGGGAAAATTTAAAAGCGTAGAACTATATGGTACCTTCATAATAGATCACCCAGTGACAGGGGAAACGGTAAGAGTGCAAGCAATGGAAGGTAACAATGTAATATCATGCAGGGAATGCCTATTCCGACAAAAGGAGTTTAAAAAGATATGCCAGTCTATGCGATGCGTCGATATGGCTACGGGAAAGTGTCAAACCTATAAACAAGTAAAGTTATGAAAAGATTAGATTTATCATGTCTACCGTTAAATTTAGAGGTAGGCGAAAAGTTTGAGTTGATAGATAACGACGGCAAGTACCATTTATTGCAGTGCGTCAAATCGAAATGCAAAAATTCATGTGCCGGGTGCTTTTTTGCCAAAATAAAAATACCGTTTAACTGTGATCAAGTTAAATGTTCTGTATTGGAAAGAAAGTACGATGTAATATACGTAGAACTTCCAGTAAAGAACGAGTTCGAGGAATTAACTTAAACCAATGGTTGCTTTTGGTAAGTATAGTACTTACTTTTAGTAACTATTAAAGCGAAAGTTTGAAAATTAAAGTTTTAATTTAAAAGTGTTGACTTATGAAAGAAGAAGTTATTTTAATGCTCTCGGAGCTACGTTCTCAAATCAGCGACATAATTATGCGTGTCGAGAAAGAAAGTGTAGCAGAAGGCAAGGAAGAGGTGTCTATGTTGATGTCTTGTGACTTTGTTAATGTGTACGACGTTTTAGGCAAGAGAACGAGTGCGTTTCTTGAATACTTGGAATCTATGAATTTCATTAAAACGGTATATACTAAGCTGGTTTTTGGGTATACGTATTTTCGGAGAGATCCCACGCATGAATGGGTGGAGTTCCGGATCGGCAAAGGTTGGTTTTGTCATCCTGCATTGATAGCCCTGTTTGAAATTTACGATAAAGGCCGTTGACGTGGGATAATGATAGAATAGGAGGTTAACGCCTCCTTTTCTTGTTTATGTACATTTGCTTTTTATCCCGCCTCGGAGAGATTCAGACTAACCTTTTAATTATCAATGTGTTTTGTTTTTCGCTATTTATTCATACATTTGTACAAAACTAATATGTTAGAATATGGAAAAAGTAAATTTACTATTAAATTGTGCGCTGTTGGTGGCGTTTATGTCGGCTTTTGTCGTTGGTTTATTGAGAAAGTGGGGAGTAATCGAAAGATTGCAGGTGTTCGGTGATATGTGGGTGAAAAAGATATTCCCTGCATATAATCGTAGCTTCATGTACCAGTTGGCGGGGTGCAACTTCTGCCTGTCGTTTTGGGCTTCGTATGTGTTATCTATGATGTTCGCTATTTCATTCGGTGAGCCGTTATTCCTTGCTACACCGTTATTCGCTGCACCTGTTTGTAGAATCTTAATTTAATCAGTATGAAGTATAATAGCGTATTACCACCGTTTGAAACGGTTGACATTATCAAGTATAATGGTGTAGAGTCTTTGCAGAGTTTTACCGATGCTGTCGCTATCCTTTCGGAGTCTGAAAATATGGGAACGTATGAAGTTAACGGAAGACTTATGCAGTGCTATAAGGGTGATTATCTGATTAAGGAGGCAAAAGGGCGCATCTATTGCCTTGACTCTGATGCGGTGTCAATTCTATTTGAGAAAGGAGGCGAAGAATGAAAGTAGGACGGCATGAAGTGGAGTTGTATGAAGGCATTGACTCGCTGCCTATTGCGAGGTATCAAAAGTTCAATCGCTTGATGTTGGTAGATTCAGGTGTAGGCTCTACGATTGAGGAACTGGATACCCACCTACAAAGGGCGATTCTATATTGCAAATCGAATCCGGAGCACACGTACACCGAACTGCTAAACCTTAGACAGTCGTTTCACATGGCAACGAACGGAATTCATCCCGGAATGATTGCCTTTGGTGCGTTCGTCAAGTCATTGGATGGGAAAGAGTATCCCGTACACATAACGGACGATCAATTGCGGGAAATACACACTATTCTATCAGATGTAACCGTTTCGGAGCTGTCAGAAGCAAACGAGGCGGTTAAAAAAAAAAT